TTGAAAAGATAGCATAGCTGTCTAATCAATCCGATTGATAGGGTACAGGGCTGATCTCTTAGAGTTCCGTCAATTTTGAACACTCTCGACGTCAACGCCCAGAAGAGTCTGGGTCTAGCGTCGTTGCCTCGACTAGTCACTAGCTTGTGAAAGCCAGGTATTGACTGACTGAGGAGTGAGCCTGAAGCAAGGGATTGTTCGAAAACTTTCCCAAACTCAGGGAGATCAATGGTAAAGTACCGTTGACCTCTGTCCAAAACAAGGCGCTCAAGTTGGATTTGATCCCACTCAAGAGACTTGCGATTCGCTTCAGGAATCCAACGTACAATGTCCCTATAAAGGGCCTTGTACGCTCCCACGAGGAACTCATGCCCCACAGGAACTGCAGTCATAACTGTATCTCCTATAGGCTTGAGGTGGATCCTGCGATTTAGCGACTCTGCTCACGCAAGTGAGCGACAACACTGACCTATCAACTAGGACCTGAAGAGAGCTTAGCTCTCACCGTTCAGGAACTTGTCGATATTGGCACTTGTGGCAAAGGCACACAGAGCCAGAACGTGATTCTTGACAACAGTCAAGTCCATCGCGTCCGGGTTCTGGATGACCAACCAGGTCGCCAAACGAAGCTGAGGCGTAGTACTGGTCGCGAAGACCAGATACTCTACCTTAACCACATGTCCCTCTCCAAACTGTCCTCCGACAATTTTGCCGTCGGAATGCTTGATAGAGAGAACAAGTTCGTCGGTCGAGGAACGGAGCCGGTAAACGGCACTGTTGTTGTCTTGGTTAATACGAGCCATAGACTTGGCAATCGAGTTAACCGTAAGAGTCTGCGGATCCGTGAGCATGGGTTTCCTTTCGGGGCGCCTCGCGGCGTTCCATGGGGCGTCATCACGACGCTCCTGTGTAGGTGACTCATCCCCGCGTGATTGCGAGAGATGCAAGAATACCAAGCTGCCTTCCACTGAGGAAAGGCACATTGGCTGTGATGCTAAACGGCGCCGTACCCGAACGTTCTTTAGTGATTTCACTAAAGTACGCCGGAGTGTGGGTCAGGTCGGATACACCTTCGAATCGATAGGTGGATTCTTTCTGAGTCGTCGTCATAGCATAGCATTGTCCTGGAACAAAGCCGACCAGATTCCGTCTAGCAGATAAGACACTGCCAAGATTAGAAAACCAGTCGACTAACCAGCTCCAAGGCAAGGCATTCCATACCGTTGATGGATCAACAGTGAGACCGAACACGGCTTTAAAGGCGCGTACTCGAATCTCATTTAGATCTGGGATCTCACCTCGTGGGTCAAAAACAGGAACCCACGATACAGAAATCCACGATCGGCACGAACCCCGATGCGTAACGTATGCAATCCCTCCACCGGGTGGAAACCCGAAGAGTGATTCATTACCTG